CCGCATCCCGTAACCCACGTCGTCCAACGTGTAGTTCTCGTCGCCCGACCCCGAGTCCGGCGCCACGGACGGTGGCGTATCCACGACGAACGCATCCAGTGTGATCGGGGCCCGCCGCTCCCCGAAGCCCAACCGCACCAGCTCCCGGGCCGCCGCGTGGTGATCGCCACCATGGTTCAGGACGGCGTATGCACCGAACTTGGTATACGGCACCTCGGTCTGAAAAACAGTCGACGTCGAGAACACGTACAGACGGTCGCGGTCGCCGGCTCGGCCCGTGGTGGCCGAGGCGCCCTCGCGACGATCTTTTCCAGGGCGGGTCCAATGCCGCTCGGTACCGCGCCGGGATTCGAGCTGCCAGCCGTGCGGGCCAAGAATCTCGGCCCAGTCTGTGGACGCTTCGAAGTCATCGCCCGGCGACCTAGATACTTCTCCAACAGCGGACGATGGGGCCGTCTTCGGAATTAAAGATCCTGAGACAGGACTTATCTCCATCGTATGTGCAGTCGGGACACTTTCGTCCAGGGCCAGCCTCAGTGCTTCGTGCAACAGGTTCCGTTCCGCCCAGGTGATAAGGGGTAGCTTCCCATACTGCCCATTGATCAAGTCCCAAGGTTCGCCGGATGGATGACAGATACCTGGCGTCGGCGCTGTGATCACGTAGCCGCCGTGGCCACGAGTTTCGGCTAGGACCTTGAGCTTGTCCTGCGGATCTTTTGATAGTTCCTCCTCGGTGGCCGGGCGCCGGGCGATCTTCGTATTACCGGGCACCTCGTGATCGGAGATCCGGTACAGCAGGTGGATGCCGCCCGATGGCGACATCTCCGAGTAGCCTTCGGGTCCCGTAAGTAGGTCCCAGATTGGACCGGCACCTACCTCGTCCATGCGGTTGGCGATCTCGGTCATGTGTACCGAATCGGCCGCCCGGCCCTCGATCTCGGTCATCTCCAGGTTGCCGGACACAGCTCCGCAGATAAGGGCTAGGCCGTACGGTTTCCCGTTGCCCCACCACTCATTGACCTGATCCAGCGATGGCGCAATGGCTTGGTACGCCGACCAACGGAATGCAGGCCGCTTGGTCTGGTTGTCCAGGATCGGTATGATGCTGACCCCGGCGGCTTGCCAGATCCTTGCGACGTCGGCTACTCTCAGCATGCGTGAACCTCTCTGGGAGGGGTCCCTGCCGATATCAGGGGCCCCTCTGTCTCGTTAGGGGACCTGTCTCCAGACCGGGATGCCCCATCATCACACCCTTGTCATTCACTGGATAGGGTCCAATGCACACATCGAAGAAGTCCCATGGATTAATGTATCCGTGGGACTTCTTCGTATGCGGACTAGAAGGGGATAGGTCCCTGATTACCCGGTTGTCCAGCAACTGAAGAACGGGCCATCCGTTCCAGGATGCTCTGTTCTGCTGGGGTAACTGGGCGTGGCGGCGGGAGGTTAGGAGCCTCAGGTTGAGCCCAGTGACTTGTGTCCGGGTTGGCCATCGTGTCCGGAGTCGACGTGGAACGAGACAACGGGACACTAGGGCTGAATGTCGGGTTTTGCGCCAGCCAAAGGTTGGCACGGTTGACACACTGCGGATCCGCTGTCATAGAGGTCAGGATGTAGGGCGCATTGCGACCCATGGTTGCCCCACCCTTAGACATTCGGACCAGAACCGGGTCCTTCTTGCCGATCTTACTTTTTAGTGACTGAATCAGCTGAGCCTGTCGCCACCAAGTGTTACGGGCCAGTAGTCCTGGTACGCCAGTTTCGTCAACCTGGTCAAGGTCGACGACGTCGACCACGATGACATCACTGGGCTTGTCTGGCCGGGAGAACTGGGTAGGACTGTGGGCAATGTAGTCGATCACCCAGACCAACAGTAGGTGATTGACGATATCGCGGGGATTGAGTCGTACCCCGCCGGTTTCCTCTGGTTCGTCAAATGGCATGTCTCGGCTCCTGCTCCTGCTCCGTTGCCTGCACCTGTTGCAGCTGGGCGAGGCCGTTTTCAGCCTCGCGAAGTTGTTCGGTCCACTTGTTGATCATCTTGATGGCGTGCTCACGCATCTTGACGAAATTTGCCACCGCCACATACCAGTCGTCTCCGTTGCTCATATTCACCTCCCCGGGCATCCCGTGTGATCGGCTCCCTGATCGACTTGACGCCCCCCGTCATACCATGGACAGAAACCACAGGCGTTACTCGGGGTGGCGTCCACCTGCTCCCACCTATGGCTCTGGTTCAATACGTCCAGGTCCCAGACTGTGCGCGCAATTCCGTATAAACGATTCAGCGCGGCCTCGGCCACTGACCGGTCATAGTCGGCTGACCAGACGTACATGTCTTTGAGCCAGCCGGCCCGAGGTAAAAATGCCAGTGCGACCTTCTTAACGGGCCAGCCTTTTTGTTCGAATCCATATCCATAGATATGGGTCTGAATCATGTAGCCCGCCGAAGGACCATCTCGGCGTAGTTTTCGCATGACATCAGGACCGGCACCTTTCCAGTCAATGACCGCTTGGTGCTCATGGCTGTAGAGGTCCGAATGACCCTCTACAAATTCATTGATGGATAGCGCTGTCTCGGTGGACCAGGAGTTGCTGTTGTGCGACTCCATCCATAGCTGTACAGCAGAGTCCAGCCAGGAGTGTAGAGCTGTACCAACAATCGCGGCCCAGGGGTCAAAGTCGGTGTTGACGGCGGGGACCTGGGCAATGCGGTACCCGATGCGACGGTCACATTGGTCCCCGATCTCAGATGGACCGATGGCCACCTGACGGGAGCGCGGATTCTGTTTGTCAGCCCACAAGATCATTTCAATGAGCTGCTGTTTTAGTAGGCCGGAGAAGGAATCCCCGTCTTCGAGTTCGTCGAAGACGGGGACGCACATGGGGTGCGTGACCGCTGGAGCCAGGACTGGATCCATAACGCCACCGCAAGCCACGCAGTTGCTCACCAGGTATGCCACCTCATCGCTCGGTCCCGACCCTGGTGCAGAGGATAGAAGACCCCTCCGACATATTCCCGCTTGTGATCAGGTGGCAGTTCGCAGGAAACCTTGGACTTTTTCTTCTTCCGGTGGCCACATTTCGGATCTTCGGGCCGAACAGGTAGCCAAGGGACGTTGATCATATAACCTCCTTGATCTTCTCCAAATCCTCTCGATGTACCCATAGGCCGAGGATGCCGAGATCTTCGGCCTGGAACGCGCCATCGCGGTATCGACTCAGAAGTAGCTCCTGGGGAACACCGAGCAGCGTGGTCGCGTGATGGAAGGGGACCAGGTTCTTGGGGTCGATCCCACTGTCCCACAACCGATTGAGGTGATCGCAGGCCAGACGATAGAAGCGCCCAATCCGAGCCGCAGTCGACGGCCAGAGTCTTATCTCAGGCCTGGCCTCCCAGCTTGTGTACGTCACCACCGAGGTGCGTAGCAGCTCGGCCATGGAGCTGCGGTTGAGCCCTAACTCCTCGCGGAGCAGTTGGATGCCGCCGTCAGCTACCACTGACCGGCCTAGCTCAATATCATGATCCTCGGACAAGTGAGGGTACCCCTCCCTGGGTTAGGCGTTGAGTCTAGATGACATGACCTGAAGACGGAACTACCCTCCGGAACGAGCCGGAGGGTAGTTCGTGCGGGAACGGGGAGGAACCCGCGAGGGGCCACCTGGTCAGGTCGCCGGGCGGAAGTTTACTCCTCCCATGGCCAGCTACCGCGCATCCCGGCCTCCACCAGTGGAATCATGGCAAAGGTTCGGTCCGTGAGGCCGCCAAGTTCATGGCGGTACGCGCCCGTCTCCATCATGGCCGGGGCGTAACCCTGCATGTTGAAGGCGTAGATGGGCACGTTGACCGGGATCTGATCGCTGACGTTGCCGGTCCATCCCCAGTTGCCGCCGAAGGTCTGCATGTCGGTCACGATGATCACGCGATCATGACCTGTCCACGTAGCCTTCAGTGAGCGAGCGATCTCTGTGCCGTGTCCGACTTCGCCGATCCGTCGGCAGAACTCCTCCGTGGTCCGAAGCACGCCAGCACCCTTACGTACGGGGTGCTTAAAGACACCGTTAGCGAAACCGTACAGGTCAACCTGTTCACCCTTGGCCGCCAACGCCACCCCGAACAGTGCACCGGCCATCACTGGTTTGATCGTGGACTTAGCGCTGAGTCCGAGGCTTGACATGGAACTGGACGTGTCAACCAAGACCAATGTCGACCCTGACAGCGCCGGGATATTGGCCAGCGAAGCCTGTAGTGCCGATTCGAGTGACAACGTCCACTGTGGAGATGTCGCCGTCAGGTAGGCCGACAGGAACCGGTAGGGCAACTGTCGAGACTTGGCTACCTCGTTCGGGTCCCCGATGCGGGCGGCCACGGCAATCATGGTCTCCCGGTCAAGGTCCGCCTCCTGGAAGTTGCGCAGGTTCCGCAACAGAGCCATGTAACCCATGCTGGGAATTAGGGCTTTCCACTTCTCGGCAGTCATCTTGCCGAACGACGATGCCTGCTCCCACGTCAAACCAGCCTCACGAAGAGTGCTGGCGGACTGAAGCGCATCCTGCTTCTGCTCGTCCGGCAACGCCAAGACGGCGGCTCGGGTGCGCAGCATAGTCAGACCGTCCGGGATCTCTGTCGGTCGACGGGCACTGTCCAAAATGTACTTGAACAACGTCGACTGCACTGGAGTGGCGGGGGACGGGTGGGTCAACTCAATCACATCCGCCATCCGTACACCCTTACGGTCAGAGTCGTACTTGATGAGGTTGCGCTGCGTGTACAGCCGGGTTGCCGCATCAGCGATAGCCCGACGTACAGGTGCCGGCATCTTGCGGCCATAGTTGGCTAGCCAGTAGCTCAGGGCTTCAGCCGGCTCGTCGGCACGGAGCAGGGTCTGACCGAGGATGCGTCGGGCCGCACCCATCTCGTGGCCCGGCTGGTCCGCCGACGCCAAGGCTCGTGCGGCTTCAACAGCACCCACAACAGCCGCTGTACGGACGTTTGCCTTATCCCGCAACCAGAGCACGAACGACTCAAACCAAGCCGGGTCTTCTTTGGCGACCACACGGACGAGGCCAATGAATCGTGCGGCCCGTACGTCTGCGGCCTCATAGAAGGTGTCCTCTCCATAGAAGTTGGTCACCGCAAGCTGAAACAGGTCGCTTTTGGCCGTCCGGGTCCAGGCGGGGGCGCCTTCAAACGTCTTCGTGTCCTGGTCAGTGGTGGTCACTGGGCTAAGCGCTGACGGCTTCGCAGTGCGTACCACTGGTTTGTTCAATCGCGCCATTCTCTCCTCCTGTAGAAAACGCAATAGGCCCGGATTGGTTAGATCCGGGCCTATTGCTTCGAGCCCCCTGCTGCCAGGAGACACATTTGTGATAACACCAGGCAACTAAGCGAATCAGGTATAAACGCTCTGCCATTGAGCTACATCCCCATAGCGGGGACGCTAGGACTCGAACCTAGAACTTTTTCCTTAAAATGGAAGTAACCCGACTCTATCGGATCTAGTGTCATTAGAGCCCGGTCAGGGTTCGACCCCAGTCGTAAACGACGACGCTCGACAGCGCCAACCGAGCATGGGTGCCAGGCAACAAGTCGCCGCAGGTGTTCTTGGATTCCACCGAAAGGAGAAGTAACCCGCAGCTTCGGATCTGGCATCAAATTCAAGCCGTCAGGCAACTAAGCGCTCCAGGTGTAAATTGGCGCCACGCCAATCCCCCATGGTGGGGGACCGAGGAGTTGAACCTCGCAGTTCTGTTTATCGGACAGAAGTAACCCGAAACTATCGGATCTGACGGCAAGCTATGTTGTTGTCAACTGATTGAGGGCTAGGCGCCCTCAGGCACGTCGCCAACTGTACACACCCCCAGGGGTGGGGTGTCAAGCCCGATTAGCGTTCGCTCACAGCGAACACCTGTACCATGATCGTGTGGGCTTGTCCCTGGCTGAGCGTGTATCCCTGCTCCCCGCCCCTGAACGGGAGGAGTGGATCAATAGCCTGCCCACGGAGATCCTTGAAGAGATCTTGGCCGGCGAATGGTGGTGGACGTCGCGCCCCGAGCAGGTGCCCCCGGAGGGCAACTGGCTCGTCTGTTTAGCCTTGGCCGGTCGCGGTTTCGGTAAGAGTCGCGCAGGGTCCGAATGGATCGTGGAAAGAGTCCTGCGTCATCCGTTTGACCGACACGGCGTACCCACCGAATGGTTGGTGGTGGCCGACACCCTGGCTGACGCCAGGACAATCAACGCCGAGGGGCCGAGCGGCCTGCTCAACGTCCTCGCCCGTCGAAAGATTGATCATCGATACAAGCAGTCGCCCCGGCCAATGGTGCTGTTTCCCGATGGAGCCAAGATCTACCTGGAGGGAGCCGATGACCCAGACACTGGGCGCGGGTACAACGCAGCTGGCATCCTCTGTGACGAACTGGCCAAGTGGGTTAAACCCTACGAAACCTGGTATGAAGGCCTGCTTCCGTCCCTCCGAGCGGACCTGATCGACGACTATCCCCGAGCCTTCGTTACCACGACACCGAAGCCGATCAGACTCCTGGAAGAGTGGCTGGCCCGTAGCGACGGCACCATCCATGTGATTACCGGGTCAACCTTTGACAACGCAAGTAATCTGTCGGCCTACGCCCTGGCCGAACTTAAGCTCCGGTATGCCGGGACCGACCTCGGCAAGCAGGAGTTGTATGGAGAGCTGCTCGACCTAGGCGCCGGTGGGTTGTTCAAGCGGACCGACATCAGCAACAACCGCGTGTCCGAGATGCCTGATGACGTTATCTCCACGGTCGTGGGCTGTGACCCTAACCTGACGGGTGAGGATGCCCTGTTTGGCATCGTGGTGGTAGCCCGCACCTCGAACAATGACCTGTACGTGTTAGCCGATCGGTCGGTACCCGACTCGGGACGGGCAGCTGCACTGGCCATCTGGCGTGCGGTGGCTGACTTTTCAGCTGACCTTGTGGTCTATGAGGAGAACCTCGGTAAACGATTCCTTCAGGAAGTACTACGGGACGCCTACCAGGAAAGCGTCGAATTAGGCCTGTTCCCGCGTCACACCTCGCCTCCCATGGAACCAGTACATGCTAAGCATGGGAAGCGGACAAGGGCCGAACCGGTAGCCATGCGCAACGAGCAGGGACGGCTCCATATGGTCGGCTATCAAAATGAGCTGGAAAACGAGATGGTTCGGTTCGATCCAGAATCAACCCGGGAGTCCCCTGACCGTATGGACGCGATGGTCCACGCTTGTCTCAAGCTCATGAAGGGTGAACGTCGCCGTCTCGGTGTCAGTGACCCCAGCAAGTACGACTTCCAGTTGGGTCAGGACGTCTACGCTCTGGGCAACCTGATGAACCAGCTCTAGCTATTGATATACAGGCGCCTTTAGAGTATAGGCGTGCTGATCATTTCTCTGGTGGTGGCCGTACTGGCAGTAGCCAGGATTACTCGACTGTTGATCGAGGATCGGCTCACTGTTTCCTATCGCCAGTTCATCGTCAAGCGGACCGGACCAAACTCTCTTCTCACGTACCTGGTGCACTGTCCCTGGTGTATGAGTATCTGGATCGCTGTTCCCGTCATGCCGGTAGCGGCATTGTTCCCCAACCCCTGGGTCATAGGAGTCCTGGCCATACCAGCAGCCTCCATGATTACCGGAATGCTCCTTGACCGAGGTGGTGAGTAAATGCGTCTAGGCAGGCAGAGGGTCCCCGCAGTAACCCCACCTGCACACGAGTCTCAGAGCCTCGTAGCGTCCGCCGTTCGCGTCACGAAACTGGACGGTCAAGGTTGGCGGCCATATCGCTTCGGCGATGACTCCTGGCAACAGGAAGCATGGCGCCTCTACGACATCATTGGCGAACTGCGGTTCGTTGCCAACTGGATCGGTTCTGCCTGCTCTCGTGTACGCATCTATGTCGCAGAGGTGGATACAAACGGCAGGGTTCAGAAGGAAGTCACGAATAAGAAAATTGCCGGACTTTCTGACACCTTGTTCGGCGGCCCACCGCATAAGGCCGAGGCCCTACGGATGCTCGGCATCAATTTGACCATTGCCGGCGACGCTTACATCGTGGGGCGTGGTGGGGACCCTGAGTCAGACGAGTGGTACGTCCTAAGTTGCTCCGAACTGAAGCGATATGCCCGTAAAGGTGTTGTAGAGATCGAGAGCTACGACGGCACGGCTCCAGAGAGGTTGAATCCAGAGACCGACATGATCATTAGGGTGTGGACGCCACACCCTCGCCGATCTTGGTGGGCGGATTCCCCAACAAGGGGTGCAATGCCCATGCTCTGGGAGATCGAGCGACTAACTCGCTATGTGTTCTCGCAGATCGATTCCCGTCTTGTCTCCGCTGGCCTGCTGCCCATCCCTAAGGAGGTCAGTTTCCCCGACGAGGACGTCGACATCCCGGGCGCCGAAGGACTGACCCAGGTGCTGATGAAAGCCGGGTCCGCTTCCTTGAAAGGTGAAGGTACCGCCGCTGGCGTAGTCCCCACTGTCGTGGAGATGCCGCTTGAGGCGCTTGGCAAGATCGAGTTAATTCAGTTCGGCAGCGAGCTGTCCAAGCAAGCCATGGACCTGAGAACCGAGGCCCTTCGGCGTTTCGCGCTGGCCATGGACATCGACCCCAGCATCCTGGCGGGTGTAGGTGAAGCCAACCACTGGGGTGCTTGGCAGATCATGGAAGGACAGATCAAGGTCCACATTGAACCTTTGATGAACCGGATCTGTGACGCCCTCACGACTGCATACCTTCAGCCGGCGCTCAGGACACTGAAGGAAGATCCAGAACGTTACGTCTTCTGGTTCGATACGGCACCTTTGACAGTTCGTCCGGAGCGACTGAAGGAAACGCAGGAACTGTATCGAGACGGCATCGTTGGCAAAGAGACCGTCCGGCTGGCTGGCAACTACAAGAACAGCGACGCTCCTGAGCCCGAGGAAGATCTCCAGAAGTTCACCCGCGAGCTGATGCTGCGTGACCCAAACCTGTTCCAAATACCGGCCGTACGCAAGGTAGCCGGGTACACCGAGGAAGTCCTACCTGCGAACACCGTAGTGACTCCACAGAACACTGGAGCTGGTCCGCCGCCACCACCCGCCCCACCCACTGGGATCTCGCCCACGGCCGGTGGACCGATCCCCCAGATCACGGAAGCACAAAACGCTCCCGGAGGGCCGCCACCCGTACCCTCAGGTGCACCCAGCGGTATCACGGCGTCAGCGTCGGTGACCCCGTTGAACCTGTTCGTCATCGCCAACGCCACGGTCCTACGGGCCTTGGAGTTGGCCGGTAAGCGCTTGGCCGGCAACGTCAACCGAGCCCAGTTCTCAGCTCCGGTCTATGAAATACACACCAAGATGCGGGTCGACAGCGAAGACCGGGCCACAAAACTCCTCGCTGGAGCATGGGACCACCTCTCTGTCCTCGTGGAGCAAGTGGATCCAGGAATTGATGTCACAGCTCTCCAGGACGCCCTGGACCGGTACTGCCGGGTTCTTTTGGTCAGAGAGAAGCCCCATCATCCGATCCTATTGAAGGAATACCTCAGTCAGGCAGGTTTACTCGATGGCTCGGGATGACGACGAGCGCCATCTAGCCGACGTCGTAGCTGGCGCCTTTCGGCGTTGGCTCGGCAGGGTGCGCGCCGTCGTCATGGCTCCCTTTATCAAGCATCAGCTTCAGCCTGATCCCACTGCGATATATGCAACGCAGAGCGATTGGAACAGCGAGGTAGAAACAATCCTGACCACCATTGGTCAGATCGCCATGAATGCCTGGAATGACGCCACTGACGTTGCGCCCGTCTCCAGACACAGTTTCGTGATGGCTCAGCTAGCGGAGACCCAGAACTATCTAGTTCGTATTCCGGATGAGGTTTACAACCTCATCTTTGCTCAGATTACTGATGGTGTCAACGCCGGAGAATCAAAGGACCAAATCGCGCAACGTGTTGATCGTGTCCTTACATACACCGAATCTGAGCGTTGGCCTAACCGTGCTCGGGTTATCGCCCAGACTGAAACCACCAGAGCCTATGGCTCAGGGACACTCGCTGCGGGACTTGAGCAGAGCAGAGTCAGCGGTCGCCTTCTACGTAAGCGGTGGGATTCCGAGCATGATCAAAGAGTACGTGGAGCCCACAGGGCCGTTGATGGGGAGGTGCGTGACCTGGGGATGCCGTTCTATGTAGACGGCTTCCCTATGCAGTTCCCAGGTGATCCAATAGCACCACCAGAGTTAGTTATCAACTGCCGTTGTCATCTAGTGATCATGAACGAGGAGGGACGTTAATGGTTGACCCGAATCCCGCCCGTGGCATGCCACTGCAATTGCAGCGATACTGGTTGGCCGGCAAGGGTGCGGCAAAGATCCGGTGGGGTATGCCGCACGACTTCTATCGATGCGTACGACACCTAAGGAAGTATTTCCCCAGGGATCCAGAGGGACTGTGTAACATCCTGCATCGCAAGGCCCTTGGGGTCGCCCCCGGACAGGAAGGTCCGGGTAAGCATCACCATTCCCTTACGGCATCGTTGTATCGCACCGACGAGATGGACAGCGCCCTCACCGCAGCAGCGCAGGCTCTGTTGGACAAACAGCCCCGTCTCGGTCAATACGCCTGGGCCGGACCCCTTGCACCCATCGGGCGTCCCACTGGTGAACCGCGCCGTACCAGAGTGTTCGAACCAGGAGCCCTGCGTCATCGCGTACTCCCGCTACCGCTCGACGCTCGCTTCGTTCAGGGTGAGGGCCACAACGGGGCTATGACCGTGGGTCGGATCCTTGGCGTGACTTACGGTCCTGATCAGAATGGCCAGGACTACTGCTGGGGTTGGGGCGACTATCTGGACGAGGAGATCGTGCCCGAGGCGAAGCGTGCTCGCTACCTGGCCGAGATGGGAGTCAGCGGGCCCAGCGTCGATCCCGGAGGCCGAGTCAACGTCGCCGTGAACCCTGAAACCGGTGCCGAGCATATGCTCACCTTCACCATCGGCGGCGCCACGATGGTGCCTATCCCGGCGTTCGCCGCCTTACGCCAGGCTGTCTTCAACATGGAAGACGGCGACTGGCCCGAAGATGACGTTGATATGGCGCTGCCCGCCGAGGAGGACTGCGGCTGCGGTAGCAGTGCACCGTTGCCTATCTCGATGGCCTCGGGCAACACCTTTGCCGTCAACAGTCGCGGATGGCATGGCCTACCCCTGGCTCCCCGGGAAGCTGTCTTTGATAATGACGACGCTACTAAGCGGATCGCGGCCTGGGCCAATGTAACGGCCGGGGGTGCTGATGTGGACAAGCTCCGGCAAGCGTTCATGTACTACGACCCAAAACTGCCGGCCACCGACGTTACGTCGTACCGGCTTCCGGTGGGCGACATCATCAACGGCAGGCTGACCCTGATCTATCACGCCATCTATGCGGCAGCAGCATTGCTGTCTGGGGCCCATGGTGGCCTGCCCGGCGTGAGTCCTGAAGACGAGGCCCAGCTTCGCAACACCATCAGCGAGATCTATCCAGTCATGGCGAAAGAGTTCAACGACAGTAGTATCCGGGCCCCCTGGGACCGGTCGGCAGATCCAGGAGTGCAGATGAGTACGGACCAGTTTGCGGTTGAACAGCCGTATGGTGACGTCAAGTACGCCGACCCAGGCTACCGGGACAGCAGGAAGCGCTACCCGATCGACACCCCGGACCACATCCGGGCAGCCTGGGCATATATCAATATGCCGAAGAATGCCCGGTTCTACACCGCTGAGCAACTTCAGCAGATCAAGGCCAGGATCAAGGCGGCAGCGCAGAAGGCTGGCGTCGAAATCTCCGACAATCAGCAGGCAGCTATTACCGCCGCCTTCTCCAGCACTGGATATCCGGTCTATCCGCCTAAAGAGTGGTTCGACAACCCGCAGTTGACCAAGAAGACCAAGGTTACGGTTACCGATGAAGGTCACGTATTTGGTCACTTGGCGGAATGGGATGTTTGTCATCGTGACGTCACCATGCGGGAGTGTGTGCTGCCTCCTCGTTCGCAGCAGCAATATGCGCCATTCCATCTAGGCACTGTGGTCACGGCCGAGGGTGAGGAGCTGTCGGTTGGAAAGATCGTCATGGACACCCGTCATGCGAATATCAACCTTGGATACAGTGCAGCTGCATTGCACTACGACAACACTGGTGATGAGATTGCGGTTATTCGCTGCGGTGAAGACGACTACGGTATCTGGTTTTCCGGAGCCCTCGTCCCGGAGGCAACTCCTCAAAGAGTCGCTAAGCTACGTCGTTCACCTCTCAGTGGGGACTGGCGAAGAGAAAAAGGAAGCCTAGAGCTGACCGCTGCGCTTGCTGTCAACGCGCCTGCCTTCCCGGTGTATGCCATCGAGAACGAGGAGCAGTTGGCACTGGTAGCCGCTGGAACAGTCTGGTATGACGAGGAGCCGCCACAGGCCCCGCCCACGGGCATCATCCAGGTACTGCAAACCGCTGTGGATGATCAGCTTGCCCAGGATCAGCGGATGGCACGACTGGCCGACATTCTGGAAGACGACGAGATCTACAGCCAGCGGGAACGGGCGAGTCGGTTATCCATGGTGTTCGCCATGGATACGCAGTACGGTGCGCCGGCCCCGGCGGCTCCTGCTTCGGCGCCGGCCGCCGCCCCGACACCGGCGGGAGACGCCCCCGCCGCCGGTCAACCAGCGCCAGAGGGTGGTCAGTCGGACACTGATGCCGCTGGTATGGACGAGGAGGCGTGGCAGATTGCTGCCGAGGCTGACGCCCGATATTCGGTGGTGGCCGAACCTGGCGGCGGTGGCGATGGAACTGGCGTTGAAGGCATGGCGACCGCTCCTCCGGAGCAGACGGCGGGATAACAGATGGGCGTCGGTAGTGCGTGGGGCTCGCGGGAGGAGTTTCTTCACCCGCGAGACCGCCATGGGCGGTTCCGTAAGAAGTGGAAGATGGCCGAAAGTGTCATCAATGCCATCAGCAACTTCCTAGATCAATTCAACCCGCGCACGTTTCAGTCCGACGGCCAGTCTTCGCAATATCTATTCAATAAGGCGAAGCCGGATCGGTTCGCCGGGGGCACGGAATATCACAGACTTCATACCGACTGGGATGAGGCAAACGCGCATCTGCGGGCAGGGGAGATGGACCCCTCTACGCAGAAGTTCGTCTCCATGATGGACAAAAGCGCCGCTTCACTACAGGACGATTTGATTGTGAGTCGAACTGTAGGGCCCGATGCCTTTGGTCTACGCCCAGAACAGCTAGGCGCCGAAGATGGAGGGATTGAAGACTTCACCGGTCGACTGGTCGCTGACCGGGCATACACGGCCGCCAACATCGGTACCCCGATGAGTCACGGGCCGGGCAAAATCACCATCACCATGGCCGTACCCAAGGGAACCAAGGCCATCATTCCGGCGCGTTCGCGCAATGACCGAGGCATCTTCCTGGATCGCGACCAGGAGCTACGGATCACCAAGGTCACACCTGACGGCCAGGGCGGCTACTACATGCTGGCCGTGGCCACGCCCCGTACGCCCGGACAGACGCCGGAGCCATTGAACCGTTCTCCTCATGGCGTAGGCCTGAACCCGGCCCAGCGCGAGGAGCGAGTGCGTGGTTCTCAGGCCTTGGAGGCGAAGCGGCTCGGCATCCAATCGGATGCCGAGCTACACCGCCAGAACATCGAGCGCGGAAACGCTCAGGTTCTACAGAACCAGCCGGCGCAGCTGCCACCGGCCCAAGGCGCACCGCAGCAGCCGGGTAGCTTTATCGGCAACGTACCGGCTACCCACGAAAATGCTCGCCCGCAGCCGGTCACGCCTGGCGGACCTGAGCCCAGAAACGAACCCATCCATAACCCTTCTGTTGGCGGCACCAGTACCGTCGGAAAGAGTCCGTCGGA